CTTGTGTTTGATAAAGGTTGCTCAGCGCGTTCTGCTGCTGCATCTGATTTTCACGCACTCGCAGGGCCTGGCCCTGTGCCAGCGCGTTGATTGGGTTGGGCTGACGAGCACCTAGGATAATTCCGGCATTCATACGTGACATGCTTTACCTCAACTGAATGCGAGTTTCTGACCGGGACCGCGTGCCACCATGAACTGTGTGGGGTCCATGGTGGCGATTTGCGGGCGCAGGGCGTTGTTTTGGGGGTGCTGCGGGGTGTTGGGTACTGACAGGGCGTTTTGCGGCTGTGGGGCGCTGAAATCATTGCCGAGAAGCGCAAGGGCGTTCTGCCTGTGGCCCGTCATCTGTTGCTCAACTTTATCTCGAACCGTTCCGGGCGCACCACCATTGTTGGCATCTGATGCGCCATATCGGCCAACCCCACCTGCGTTGATCGCTGAATAGATGTCCAAGAGACCCATTCCAGGCTGGACGCCTGTGTCTTGAAGGTAGCTAACAACGGCACCCTGTGGGCCTAATTGCGACCCGAGGGGATCTGACCAATCGACCCCGTATTGCTGCGCCTGCGGTTCGCCAAACTGTATCAGGCCACGGTGCTGACCCCATTGTGTTGTAGGGCCAGACTGGGTTGGACTGAACGTTCCGGCAGTTTCGTAACTAATGGCCGTCGCAAGATCTAAGGGGTTCACCCCTAACGCTTGCGCTGATGAAATGATGCCTTCGCGTAGGGCGTTCATCAGAACGGCCTTGCCACTGGCCGCAGGCTGTTTGTGGGTGCCAATGACGACGGATGCGCCATCTTATTACCGTTCATGTAGCCCCACGCGCTCAGCCCGTTGTTAATCGCGCCGTTGATCGCGTTGGCCTGTCCGATGTGTCCGGCTGCCTGTGCGTTGCCCATGTTTGCGAGCGCATTGCCTGTGCCGGTAGCAAAGTTAGACCCAGCGGTAGCAATGTTGCCCGCTGCGGCCTGCCCCTGTGCGGCTTGTCCCGTCAGGCGGTTCAGATAGTTGCCGTATTCCTGTTGGGCCAGTCCGGTGCCGAACTGCTGCTGCGCCTTTAGAGTTGCCCCCGAGAACACGTTCCCTCGCGCCGCTGCGCTTCCGTCAATTGCTGCCTGCCCCTGATCCAGCGAGAACTGATAGCCCGGAGTTGCCTCGAAGCCCTTGTATTCGTACCCGCCAGTCTTGTTGTTGTTGGCGTATTTC